CCTGCACCTACTGCTGCGTTGGCATTAAAGAAGGACACTGAGGATTGGAACAAGGTGGTTAAGTACATCGGCATGAACCTATCGTTAGGCGAGGACACAATCCTGCAGCAGCTTGCACGCAAGTACACCATGACCGCAGACATTAAAAAAGCAATTTCTAAACTTGTAAACCCTAAGTAATGGACGTAATAGAACAACTAAGGGACGACAAGGAGTACTACTCGGGGATTGGCAGGAACTACCTGTCAAACTCCGACATAGGCACATTGTTGAGCAACCCACAGGACTACGGCAAGAGCAGGGAAGACAACAAGGCGTTCATGGACGGTCGCTACTTCCACCAACTGATACTAGAGCCTGAGAAGGCCGCACAGATTAAGTTCGTGGACGTAAGTACGAGGAATACCAAGGAGTACAAGAACTTCTGCGAGGATAACAACCTTCCTTTCTGCATGCTCAAGAAGGAGAAGGAGGAGGTAGAGGGTTTGGTTAAGATCATCAACAAGAACATAACGTTCTTTGACGAGATATACAGGGAAGGAAACCTGTACGAGACCCCGGCAGTTGGAATGATTCAGGGCATGATGTGGAAGGGAAAGGCAGACATCGTAACGCACGACTCGGTGATTGACCTCAAGACCACGGGAGACATACACAAGTTCAAGTACTCGGCCAAGGCTTACAACTACGACAGTCAGTGCTATATTTACCAACACCTGTTCGGTAAGCCGTTGGTGTTCTACGTGATCGACAAGACCACAGGCGTGCTAGGAGTGTTCAGGCCGACTACTGAGTTCGTTGTTGGTGGAGAGGCAAAGGTTAAGCGGGCGATTGAGGTATACAGAAAATATTTTGGAGATGAGGCCACTGACGACATAGTTAACTACTTCATTGACGAATTTTTGTTATAAATTGTGTCGTCAAGGACACAGACGGAAGCATAAGAGCGGAAGACCGAATGGTTACCAAGCCGTGCCCAATTGCAACGAGAGACTCGTTGGTGCTTCCTTTTAAATAGTCAGGTGGCGTGTTGGCATACGTAACCGATCATAAGGGGGATAACAGGTTCGATTCCTGTCCTGACTACAACGGAGTTGGCTGAAGGGTAAGGCATGACTATAAAATCTTGGAGGAGGGGATAGTCATCGTGTAGGTTCGACCCCTACACTCCGTACTAAAAAGAAACTGAGTGACAGGCTTAGCCTCAAAGGCTTGCACTTGGATTAATCGATTGGGGCAACAAAAAAACATAGTAATATGGCACAAGAAGAAAAAGTTTTCGCTGACGGATTCGTATTCAAAAGAAACGAAAACGCTCCTGAGTTTGTAATCGGTAGACTTTCCATTAAGGTGGACGACGCTGTCGCATTCATGAAGGACAACGCAAAGAATGGTTGGGTAAACCTGAACGTAAAGCAGGCACGCTCCGGCAACTACTACATGGACTTGGACACCTACGAGCCGAAGGCTGATGGTAAACCAACAGCAGTGGCTACGAAGGTAAAGGCTCAGCCACAGGCGCAGAGACCTGCAGAAGACGAAGACTTACCGTTCTAGTCCCGTTTAAAATCAGACCTATAGAAAGTAGGGGGAGAGAAATCTCCTCCTTTTTTTGGCCTTTTGAATGTCGAGAATGACAATAGATTTTCCATATACTACTATATATATATTCTATTCTTCTTCTTTTTTTTAATTTATATTATAAGAATAAATCGACATTAAAGACATTAGTACTAGTTATCAAAGAGTTACGATAAATAAACCGACATAAAAACGACATCAATGAATCACGAGGTAACAATATTTCAAAACATCAGGGACACGGACACGCCATTCTTTCGTGACGTGAGGGTGGTACTAGATAGGATTAAGGAGGGCGCAGGCGCCACCAAGGACTTGGTAAAAAAGATCAGGCAGGAGAAGAGCAAGCCTGAGAGGAACGAGATGAAGAAGCAGCTACCTGCAATCTGTTTCAGTGGGACGTTCAACAAGAGGACGGACGCAGCACTACATCAGCACTCGGGCCTGATATGTTTGGACTTCGACGGGTACGAGAAGCAGAAGGAGTTGCTGCAGGACAAGGAGACAATCTCAAAGAACAAGCACGTGTACTCGGTGTTCATCTCTCCGTCGGGAAACGGACTCAAGGTTATCGTCAAGGTTCCGGCAGACGCTGACAACCACGTGAACTACTTTAACAGCCTAGAGAGGCACTTTAACAGTCCTTACTTTGATAAGACTAGCAAGAACCTTAGCCGTGTGTGTTACGAGTCCTATGACCCTCTAATACACGTCAACGAGAACTCGTCAGTTTGGGACGTGATCGAGGAGGCCGAGTACACAGAGGTAAGCAAGTCAAGAGACAAGGCGACCATACCAATAACGGACGAGAACAAGATCGTGGACATCCTAGTGAAGTGGTGGCACAAAAAGTACCCGATGAGTTCGGGGCAGCGCAACCACAACGCATACATACTAGCTATGGCGTTCAACGACTTTGGCGTCAACAAGAGTCTTGCCTCATACGTACTGAATCAGTACGCAACCGAGGACTTTCCCATCAGGGAGATAACGACGACAATTGAGTCAGCATATAAGCACACGTCTAGCTTTGGAACCAAGTACTACGAGGACGAGGAGCGAGTCAATCAGATCAAGGGGAAGCTGAGGCGTGGCGTTTCAAAGAAGGAGATTCGCTATCAGATGCAGGACTCGAACCTTGACGCAGACGTGATAGACGCTGTACTTAACAAGGTGGAGGAGGAGAACGCAAAGCAGACGTTTTGGGACAGGAACGACAGGGGAGTTATAAAGGTGGTTCATATTTTATTTAAGCAGTTCCTTGAGGACTCAGGGTTCTACAAGTTCTGTCCCGAGGGCGGCAAGAACTACATATTTGTGAAGGTGACAAACAACCTGATAGACCACACGTCAGACAAGGAGATCAAGGACTTCATCCTGAACTACCTATTGGACTTGGACGACATCTCGGTGTACAACTACTTCGCAGACAACACTAGGTTCTTTAAGGAGGAGTTCCTGTCCCTGCTGTCGACCATAGACATATACTTTATTGCGGACAGCAAGGACACGGCCTACCTGTACTACAGGAACTGTGCGGTTAAGATCATGAAGGGTTCAATAACGACCATCGACTACTTGGACTTGGGCGGCTACGTTTGGAAAGACCACGTGATAGACAGGAACTTTAGCATATGTGGCGTGTCTGACAGGTGCGACTTTAAGAAGTTTATAAGCAACATCAACGGCTCAGACGACGCTAGGGTGCGTTCGATGGAGAGCACGATTGGATTCTTGATGCATGGGTACAAGAACCTATCGTTCTGTCCGGCGGTTATCTTGAACGACGAGGTTATATCCGACAACCCCGAGGGCGGCACGGGAAAGGGTTTGATAATGAGCGCACTGAGTAAGATGAAAAAATTGGTTGTGATTGACGGAAAGTCGTTCGCATTTGAACGTTCGTTCGCATACCAATTGGTGTCTGCAGACACGCAGATACTTTGCTTCGATGACGTAAAGAAGCACTTCGACTTCGAGAGACTGTTCTCGGTGGTTACAGAGGGCCTGACGCTAGAGAAGAAGAACAAGGACGCAATCAAGATACCGTTCAGCAAGTCGCCAAAGATCGCCATCACGACGAACTACGCAATCAAGGGTGCGGGTAACTCGTTCGCAAGGAGGAAGTGGGAGTTGGAACTGCATCAGTACTACAGCAAGGAGTTCACTCCGTTGGATGAGTTTGGTAAGTTGATGTTTGGCGATTGGTCTGACGCAGATTGGTGCGAGTTCGACAACTACATGCTAGGTTGCCTGACGAACTACCTGAACAACGGATTGGTTAAGTCCAAGTTTGTGAACCTAAAAATCAGGCAACTGTCTGCAGAGTCCTGCCACGAGTTTATCGAGTGGTGTGGTTTGGTAGACAATCAGGACAGGAACACTATGCTGCAGGTTGGAGTAAGGCTGTATAAGAACGACCTGTACTTTAACTTTATAGAGGAGTACCCCGACTACGGGCCGAGGGGAAGGATGACCATAAGCAGGACGAGGTTCTACAAGTGGTTGGTTGCGTACGCAATATTCAAGGAGGGCGTGATGCCGGACGAGGACAGAGACCAAACAGGCAGGTGGATTATAATAAAGAAAAAACAGGACATCGAATTTCAAAACCAATTAAATCAAGAATAATGGACGACAATCAGATGATACACGTAGGGATGATAAACTCATTCAACGTTATTACAAAAAGAAATACACTAGACGAGGTAATGAACTCAAGCGTTCCGGTGCTGACACACGAGCCAAACAAGGACGTTCCGTACGAGTTAATAGAGTTCATGGTGTACTACTTCGGGCAGTACGAGATGTACGAGAACTGCGCAAAGTTAAAGAAGTACATCAAGCAGACGTACAACGACGACGGCTCGTTCAAGTTTGTAGAGGAGGAGTGCGACTGCGAGTTCCCTTCTATAGAAACATACGAGGTTAAAACAAGGTGTGCAAACTGCAATAAAATTTTAAAACGATGACACATGAACGTATTCAACAGGATGCTAGGCTACACCAACGAGATGATGGTCAGACAGTGCGAGATGTACTACGAGGTTATGCTAGTCACCAAGGATGTAAAGATCGGAAGGGGTAAAAACTCAGAGATCGTCAAGGTTCTAAAGCATAGGGTTGAGCCTGAGTTGAAGGAACGAATCGAGAACAGCCTAGCCTACTACAAAAACTTAAATCAAATAGACATGGAAAGAGAAAGCAGGATGACGTTCAGGGACTATCAATTGGATATAATAAAGAAGGGAAGCGATATACTTCTGCACAGGGGTTTCCTTTACCTAGCCATGGAGGTTCGTACGGGTAAGACGCTGACAAGCCTTGGCATAATTGAGACGCTAGGCGTAAGCAACGTGCTGTTCATAACAAAGAAGAAGGCCATCAGTTCTATAGAGGCAGACTACAACCTATTCAAGCCTAGCTACTACATGAAGGTGATAAATTATGAGAGCCTTCACTTGGTTATAGACGAAAATGATTGGGACGTGGTGGTGTGCGACGAGGCACACAGTATGGGTGCGTTCCCAAAGCCTAGTAACAGGGCCTCATTAGTAAAACACATCGTTGAGAACTACAAGGCACGGGTTATACTCCTGTCAGGTACACCAACACCCGAGTCGTACTCTCAGATGTACCATCAGGTGTACGGGATAGTTGGAAACCCGTTCAGCGAGTTTAAAAACTTCTATCGGTTCTGCGACAAGCACGTCAAGGTTACCGAGAAGAAAATAAACGGACTACTTATGAGGGACTACTCGAAAGGACTGCCGTCGATCATGGAGTTGATGAAGCCGTTTACGATCAACTACACTCAGCAGGAGGCCGGGTTTGCTTCCAAGACAACCGAGGAGGTTCTGTTAGTGGACATGAAGGAGTCAACCTACAGGCTGATTAATAGACTCAAGAAGGACTTGGTTGTAGAGGGCAAGGAGGAACTGATACTTGCAGACACGCCCGTAAAATTAATGACAAAGGTTCACCAACTGTGCTCAGGAACGATTAAATTTGAAAGCGGAAACTCGATGGTCGTAGACAGCAGCAAGGCACTATTTATCAAGGACAGGTTTAAAGATAACAAGATCGGGATATTCTACAAGTTTAAGGAGGAACTTAACGCACTGATGGAGGTTTTTGGGGACAGTCTTACGACTGAACTTAGTGTCTTCGAGGACACAGACAAGAGCATTGCGCTGCAGATTGTTTCGGGTAGGGAGGGAATCTCGTTACGGAAGGCCGACTACTTGGTGTACTACAACATTGACTTTAGCGCCACAAGTTATTGGCAGTCTAAGGACAGGATGACCACCAAGGACAGGCTGCAGAACAACATCTATTGGGTATTTTCAAGGGGTGGAATTGAGTCTGATATATACAAGGCGGTGACTAAAAAAAAGGACTACACCGTGTCCCACTTTAAGAAGGATTTCTATAGTTAAATCAACAGTAAAACAACAAAAAAACAGGACAAATCATGGAAAAATTATGTGTAAAATACAGTGCCGGAAACTTTGCAATCCTATGCTCAGATTGCAGAGATATTATAAAAGTTGGATACGACTTTTCAAGGGAAGAAAAAGATTTTGCTACAGGCAGAACAGACGATTTGCCACCACAGTACTGTGAAAAGTGTAAACCAAATGATTCAAATAGTGTAAAAGAAACAGCGTTAGAAGCAGCAGGGAGAATATATCCTTTTGAAGAAGGGTATGGAGTGGCTGATATAAACTCTCAAATGTCTGATTTAAAAGCAGCATTTGTTGAAGGTGCAGAATGGCAAAAAGAACAAATTGTGCAATTTTTGCTAGATGAAATAACAGAACGCAGACCTTATTCAGCATCTAAGATGTGTGAAAAGATTATTGAATTTATAAATAAATAAGTTATGAAAACAGCAATGCAAGAGTTATTTGAAAATTTAGAATCAATTGATATTAAAGTACCAAATGGAGTAAAATTAATATTCATTGAAAAAGAAAAGCAGCATACAATGAATGCATTTGCAGCAGGGAGTGCTGAATGTGAATCATATTGGACTGATGAACCATTATTCTACAATGGTGATTCTAAAAATTATTACAACGAAACCTTTAAAAAATAAATTATGCAAACAGCAGTAGAATGGTTAGCAGAAAAAATGATGCACCCACAAATATTTAATCCATACATTGAACAAGCAAAAGATATGGAGAAGAAGAAAATTTTAATGCTAGAAACAGAAATACAGGAGTTGCGATTACAAAATGAATGATAAAGCGTTCATTAAGACCCAAAATGCATCTTAATGGTGCTTTTATAACACATTAAAACTAAAACAATGGCAGACATAACAAAATGCAAGGGTTTCTATTGCCCTATTAAAGAAAAATGTTACAGATTTACAGCGCAACCAAGCCAAGTACAATCTTATTTTATGGAAATTCCAATTAAAGACGGAAAGTGTGACATGTATTGGGGAGAAGCATCGAAGGGAATATGGGATTATTTAAAAAAAATAGTTAAAAAATGACAGTAGAAGAGTACAGAAGAAAGGTAACCAATGATCGCCACAGGAAGTGGAGAAAGGATAACAAGGAAAGGGTAAGCGAAATTGCTAAGAAGCACTACTACGCCAACCGAGAAGACGCATTGCTTAGAATGAAACTATATCGTGAAAAAATTAAAAAAGAAAAACATGAACAAAGAATTTCTATCGTACGACCAATCAGTTAAACTTAAAGAATTAGGATTTGATGAACCTTGTTTAAAATATTGGAATGGTATTGGAGAGCATTTTGACCAAAAAGATTGGGTTAATTGGAATCAAGCTAAAAAATTTGTATCTATTCCACTGTACCAACAGGTGTTCAGGTGGTTTCAGGATAGGTACAACCTAGAGGGAACCGTACAGCAGGCAGATGATTTTAATTGGTACAAATGGAATATAGCTAGGATGCCGTCCACTCCTTACCCGTACACTAGAGTAAACAACAAGCAGTACATCGCCTTTAATGCACTGATACCAACACGGACAGAGGCAGAGATCGACTGCATAGATAACCTAATTAAAATTGTAAAAAAAATAGAAGATGGTAAAGTGTAAGTGCATAAACGACAAGAAGAAGCCTAGCAAGATTCCCGCAAACAAGTGGGTGAAGGAGGGCGAAGAGTATACAATAATCTTCACGGTGGTAGTGCTTCCGCAGAAAAAATTAGCCGTTCAGTTGGCTGAGATAGACTTCGACGAAAGCTGCGCACCATTTGAGTACTTCATGGCTGATAGGTTCGCCTTCACAAAGGATGAGTTAGATAAGTTAGCAAAGCTAATAAAGGACTGCAACGACACAGACTTCTCAATGGACGAGTTAATGAATCAAACAAAAATTAATGACAGAGCAGCAGATACAAACTAAAAAAATTAAGGAACTAGAGGCTCAGGGGTACTACGTAATAAAGTTGATTAATACCAACAAGAACGGTATCCCTGACCTGATAGCCATACCACCAAACTCGGACGTTCTGTTCGTGGAGGTGAAGGGGCCGAACGGTAAACTTAGTAAGCTGCAGGAGTTCAGGGCAGGAGAATTAAAAAGGCACGGGGTAACGGTAGAATTATTTAAAGGAAATTAAAATCAAATTAAATGAAAGCAAAGCTAGGACTACAGTCAGAAATGGATTTATTGAGGGATATATTTAACAACACGTTCAACGTAGACGTGTTGAACAGGCTCAGGAAGAGGGAGATGGTCGAGGCCCGGATGATGTTCTCGAAGATACTCAGGGAGAGGGGTTACGGACTTGCGGTCATCGGAGGATTCTTAAACAAAGACCATACCACCATCATGCACTACCTTACCGAGATTGAGAACATACTAAAGTTTGGTAGCGTTCAGAAGTCAGAGATGTACATGGCGTGCAGGGTAGCTTTTTTAGAGGGGAAGGAGGAGTTGGTTCACGAGATAAAGTACAAGCATGCGGGAATAACAATAAGAAACCTAAATAGTCGCATAGATGGTTTAATTTTGGAAAGAAAGGATGTGCTAGAAAGAGAAAAGAAAACTAAAAGATTTAAGAAAATAATAAAATTATTAGATAAAAGGATTCCCATTGGTGCCGAGTCACAGTTTGAAAGGAAGTTACTTATGATTCTCAACGGGGATATTTAAAACAATACACAATGAACCAAGACACGGAAGACGAGAGGGCGGCTAGAATATCGTTAAGAATAAACGAATACCACCTACTACTAGCGAACATATACGAGAACCTAGTGGACAGGGACTTTGATACGGCAACCACCGACATCAGGTTTGTTATAATGGAACTTAGGTTCACCCTAAAATCAATAGAGGATGACGACTTTTGAGACAGACGATGATTTAAAAAGGGAAAAGCGGGCCATCTCGTTGTTCGTTGAAATGTTTGGCGGCTCGTTCACCAAGCTAGACCCGTACGATATCGACTACAAGGTGTTCGACAAGGACAAGAAGCTAATAGCGTACGTAGAAGTTAAGGGCAGAGTGCGCACGATGAACGGTGCGTATCCGCTCCCTATAGCCGCAAGGAAGCTAGTTAAGCTATTGGATAAGAGAATCACACCCGTAGTAATTTGGGCGTGCGAGGACGGCATTATATACGGTAGAATCGATAGGTTGATAGGAGAAGTCAGGTGGGGTGGACGAACCCCAAGAGACAACTCCTACAACGATACCGAACTTATGGTCTACTACGACAAACAAAAGGAATTAAAGTATATCAGGTTCACTTAATAGTTACTGTACTCAGTTTTTGTTTTTGTATTAGGGTGATAGTTTTCTTTAATATCCTGAGCCTTCCTTTCTGCCTGCCTTTCTTTTTTCTTTTGTTCCATCTCTGACTTGTGTTCCTTATACCAATCTGATTTTTTACCAAAAGTTTGTTCGTACAGTCTTGGGTTGTATCTTCTCATTGACTCCCTACTGTCGTATCCTTCCAATAAATTCCTTCCCGAACGTGCTGCAGACGCAGCAGCAGTCTGTGCCTTCTCTGCACTCTTCTCGCCCGAAGTTTTCTTCTTAGCCATACTAACAGCGTTCCTTATAACAGACGCAAGTTCAGATGGCGCCATTCCAATGTTTGTTAAAAGCGCAGGGCCAACTAGTTTCTTGAGCGCATCCTGACTGTCGCTAGATATCTGCTTCTCCTTACCAAAGTCATCCTTATAGGTTCCCGTCTGAGCCAACTTAACTAGTTCATAGAACTGAATGGCCCTGTCAGGTGCGATTCCATACATGCCAAAGTTTTTAACGAAGTCTTCCTTCCTAGTGCCGTAAATATTCATCCTGTCCTCCTCAGATATGTCAAGAGACTGCTGAACAGCATCTGATATAGATGCAACTCCTGTCTGCACGAACTTATCAAGTATAGGTAGCGGTGAGAATATGTCTGTAACAGCACCCGTAGCCTGTCCCTTCATAACCCCATCTATTCTCTTCTTCTTCTCCTCGTCGTTCTCATCCTTGCCCATGATAGATGCGGCTATGTTTCCTATTAAAACAGAAACTAAGGTTGACATCACCTTAAATGTGGCCATCTCTGCAGCAAATCCTGCCAACGACCTAGCTGCAATCATCTTATCCTCGGGTGTAGAGATTTTCCAATGTCCTAGAACAGACATGTCTGACGCCAACCTAGTTGATTGGTTCATCCTGAAACTAGCAAACGGCATAAATATCTTCATCAGAACCTGAGTTGAAGGCTCCTTGCTTGTAAATAACTTGCCACCCAAGTCATGGTCTGATATATTCTGCTGTCTGTCTACCATCTTCTGTGCGTAATCAGCAGCCTCCTCGTTTACCTTGTGTGTAGAGTAGTCTAATCCGTTCACGTCAATACGCTGCTTCTTTAAAGACTGCTCGTAGAACGTCTTAAACGAGGCCCTAGCCACCAATACGTCCGGCTTAACTAGGAACAGGTCTATCCACTTCTTATTGGCCTCCTCTATAATCTTTATCGCCTTAGATACGTTTGACTTAGACGCCTCTTCGATCATTTTATTTATAGACTGAATCTCTGCCTGAGATTCAATACCCCTGTTCGCAATTGCGTAACCTGACTTGTTCAACCAATTGTTAAAGTTTCCGTCGAATGCTGCACCCAATGATATGCCTCCACCGTTTACAACGGTATTTATTGCCACGGGTATAACCTGCTTGAATGGCTGTGTAATACCACCCAATGCCTGACCTACTCCAACTGCAGCTATCTTATTTATTCTCCTTATAGCCTTCGAGTACTCATCATTTGTGTAAGGACTTTTCTTCCTGATATTCTGAACATATAGATTAATTCTATTCTTTAATAGCTGCGCATCCTCTGCAGTTGGTATAATCTTCTCAAAGTTTTTAGACTCCATGAACGCCTGAACCTGCCTAATTGGTGCAGCAGTTTCAATATCAACCAATGCATCATACATTGAGTTTGAGTTGTTTTTATCAAAAGACAGGTCAATGAATGACATCACCTTACCAAAGTCATCCTTTGGAAGAGATGCCGTATGCGTAACGTCTTCTAACACGCCCGACTTTTTATTATATAATACCCCGTTGGTATTGTTTATAAACGCAGACTGATCGTTTGCTAGGTCTACGTTCTCTGAATAGCTTCCCATCTTAGAATACCTGTCAGGTGAGTAGTTGAGGTCTTTGGTTAGCACCTTATTGTAAACATTTGTTGCTACGTCAGATAACCTATCGTACTTGCTATCCCACTGCTTATGCCAATAGTCAACCGCATCTAAATTTATTTTATCTGTCTTGTCTTTAACGTCCTTTATAGTCTCAGAGTCTTTTAGTAACTTTTCGTATACCTCCCTATAGATTGCCGCCTTCTCTTTCTCCTTCTCGTTACCATTTGATAGTACGTCAATGGTCTGTTCGATTAGTCCCTTCCTTCTACTAAACTCTGCAGCCATCTTCTTCTCTGTTCCAATAACAGTCCTCATCATGAACGCAGCCATTCCACGCTCAATATTATTCTCTGCGCTATTAAAAGCCTCTCCATTTGGTTTAACGCTCTTGTCGTAGAACTTCTTGATGTAGTCGTTGGTTATACCATCGGCTGTAGACTGAGCAAACGCCTTCTTGTTTATAAGTGTTGTAACGCCCATAGCCTTCTCAACCTCGCCACCACGATGGAATCCCTTGAACATCTTCTCAAATACCATACTAAGGTTGGTCGTACCTTCCGTAAGAACCCTACCCAATGACTTTGAGAATAGCTTCTTAAGAGGAACCGCCATAATGCCTTTTTTTAAAATTATTTTACTGTTCCTCTCCCCTATGTACCTAGAAGTGATCGCATCCATCTTTGCGGTGGACTTGTTCTCCAAAAAGTTTGCTATGGCGTCTATTGCCTCTAACGAATTTTTTGTGGTCATCTCCTTGGTATCCATTCCCATGAACTTGGTTATGATTTCCTTTTCTCTATCTGTGTACGACACGTCCTCTCCCGTGAACGGGTCAACTCCCGTTTTAATTATGTCCTTTATAACCGCAGAGTAGGTACCAAACATTTTATCTACCGTGTCCTTGATTATAGACTCGTTATACTTGCTAATTGGCTTGTCCTTCTTAAGCATGTCCACCAACTCATCGTACGAGAACTCTGACGAATCTATGCCCATAAGGTTCTGAACCTCGGCAGCCTTCTGCTCGTGCATAACCTCCTCCTGATTCTTCATCGCCTCCTTTGTATAGGCCACGGCATCCTCTATATTAACTGTCTCAGCAAACTTAACCTTACCACCAACGGCAGTTGACCCCTTAATTGCCTCCTTTATCTTATTAGCCATCGAGTTGTAGTCGTCAATACTTTCAACTAACGACGGGTTGATGTTTATGAACTCCTTTGCCAACTCTCTAAGGTTTGCGTTCTTCTCTTGGTTCCTAGACAGTTGAGATATTGTACCCTTAAGGCCCTTGGCCTCATTTAGTTTAGATGCATACTGAGCATCGTTTAAAACCTTTGACATGTAGTCCACAAAGTTTGAAACAGATAACTCGCTTAGCATGTTAACCTTGCCAAACCTTGCGACAATATTAGACGCCTGAGTTGGAGATATTTTCCCGGTGCTTGCTATGAACCTAATCTCCTGAGCCAAGTTCTTAGCCGCATCCTTTGAAAGGTCTCTTATCTGCTTAATCATGTTAAGTTTATCGTTCCTAGTAAGGCTAGTGAAATCCTTGATTGAGCCAAGTATACGACCAATAGATGGCGCCCTTCTTTCCCTTACGCCAACCTTGTTCCTGCCCTCTAGTTCTAACAGTTTCTTCTGCGCATCTGTTGCGTTTTTATACGCATCCGTGTCCCTAATTAACTTGTCTACGTTCAGCGCCATCTTATCCTCGTCAATATTTTTTCTTTTCTGCCTAGCAACCATGGCGTCAACCTTTGTCATCATTGCGTCGTATCCCGCAAGTTTTTGCTCAGAAAGTGTCTCAGTAGGCGCAGCGTTTCCTAGTGCGTTCTTTATTTCAACGTCAGAGAAACCCTTGTCGGTAAGGAACTTGGTGATAGATTCCTCGGAGAATCCGTGAGACCTTGCTTGGTTCACTATCTTATTTACGGTATCTTCCTTGGTACGCTGAGATTTTGACGTAACCTCTTCCTTCGGAACAACGTACTCAAAGTAGTGCTCCCACCTATTTTTGCTGTCTACATCTCCAACAACTACGGCCTTCCCTTTCTTTACCAAAGACTTCCATAAATTCTCAGCATTGTCAGACCTTGACGTGTCGGATATAAGTTTCTTGCCGTAGTCGTTCTTTAATATCCTTGCCATCGCATCGTACGCAGCAGAACCAATTCCCTTACCCTTGTTAGACTCTATTATAACGTCACCCTTGAAAGGCTTTACAAATATTTCCTTTAGTAATTCAAATACTTTTCCAATAAAATTGGTCTTTCCTGTGGCACTGTCTGCCTTAAGTTTAGGGTCTATTATACTAGAAAGGGCAATCTTTACGTCTTCTCCCTTCTTCATAACCTGTATGTACCCCAACGTAACACCGTCAGACTCTATATTAAAATGATTCCATTTATTTTCCTCATCTAAATTTATCTCATCCCTTGGCTTTAATTTTATGTTGTCTAGTTCAACGTCTACTTTTTTGCCACGCATGTCTGTAAACTTAACCTTCTGAGACTTTGAAACAACTTTGCCTGTTGCGGCCCCTAGTTTTGCATTTCTATTATACCAACTTTCTATCTGTTTTTCATTATATTTTTCTTTATGATATTCAAGGTATTGTTCCCAAGTAAATTCTTTTCCTTTTTTTGTTTTTAAAGATGGTAAAACATCTCTCATGCTATAAGCACCGTCTAATATAAATACCTCAATCTCTGCAGGATTTCCATTCTCATCTACCGCACGAATTTCTGCAGGGTACGACTTATGGTAAAATTCATCATTTACATCAGAAACTTTTGCTTCTAGCTTACCTTTAGTTCTCATAACGGTAACCAAGTCACCCATTCTTTTTACTTTACTTGTTATAGGCTCCTCAAATCTTTTTGCTACATCAATAATAGAACCTGCAGACGGAAACTTATTATCTTGAACTTTCGGGTCTCCTAATATGCCTTTTACAATTTCTTTCCTTTCGTCAAATGCAAATGTGGATATTTTATTTTTATTTTCATCTAAGAATGGTTTACCATTTCTATCTACTATATATTCACCATCCTGTAATAGTACATACTTCAACTCGTCAAATAATGTATCTGTATTATTTGATTTTCTTAATACTGATCTTAGTATTGACGCCTTATCTGCTAGATTTTTTTTATCAAATGCTTTTTTTATATATTTAATTATATCGTCCTTGGTTACACTTGATTTTTTATTTTTAGCGTCAAACTTCATCAACTCAATTGTTGAATTTAACATGTCTACATTACTCATATGCATATCAGCGCCACCAACCATAGGTGCTGTATATATATATCCATCTTTATCTCTATTATTATTTCCAACTTCTGCAATTTCTTTTGCTTTTTTTATTTCTTTTGATGCCCACCATTTTCCTGTAATTATAGGATAATATACACCACCATAAAATTTATACAATACGTTACCCTCAGTGTCTGATATGTGCGCACCTGTCATCCTATCAGATTCTATCAAACTTATATGTTTTCCGTCAAAGTCAGATAACTTAACATCCTCCTCTAGTTTAGTGTTTTCATTTACGGGGAATCTTTTAAGTTCACCCATAGCTATTGAACTCTTTGACTTTACCGCATTAGACGTGTCTATAACACCACTAAGTCCAATCTTATTTATATTAGAAGGACTTATTACCTCTCCTTTATTTAAAGACTTAGACACGCTGTTTATAAAGTCAACCAAGTTCTTCGTGTTCTTTATATCCTCAAAAGGTTGGAACTTACCGTTGGTAATCTTAGACACCACCTTATTAATAAGTACGGCAATTTTTTGCATGGTACCAACGGGTATCTTCCCTCCTTGTTCAGCCAACGCTGCAATCAACTCGGTCATATACTCCTCATGAGCCACGTCCTTGAGTTCACCCGTCTTGCTGTCTACGTATTGGTTTGCAAAGTCTGTAAGTTCCTTGTTAGTGCTGTCCGAAAGTATGGTAGACATCCTGTCACGGAACGTCTTAAATAGCGCAGGATTCTCTCCAAACGCCTTAAGCATAACACCGTGTGTAACCTCATGCGCAACTGTCCTTTCGTTAGCCGCAGATAGGTTAATATCTACACGTCCCGAGTAAGTACCGTCAGCATTTTTAATGTATGAGAAGTTTCCCGCAGTGTCTCCAACCCCCATAACGTCATCAGAAGCCATAGCTGCATTGTAACTTTCATTACTTTCATGTACGAATATGCCAAAGTTTCTAAGTACAGACCCTAACGTCTTTGAAAGTTTTTCTGCAGACTCAATTATTTTTAACTGTTTTTCATCTGTAGTTCTAGCCTTCATTGCGTCCATGTCTGCCTTGTCTGCAACAGATGTCCCGGAAGTTGTAGTGCCAACCTGTTCTCCAAACATATCGTTTAGGTCTGCAACTTCCTGCTCTACCTCAGTTTTTGGAGCCTCTTCTATACCTAAGTCAAACTCAAGTCTCTTAACAGCAGACTGTTTCATTACCTCTTCTGCATGCTCATACCCATCCTTATCAAATGATTCAGTTTGTGCCTTATCGTAATTATTATATGTATCAAATAATCCTATCCTATCTTCAATAGTATCACGGTTACCTCCATCGTATATAAAAAATACTACATCAGGCTTACCGTTATTAAACGCTTTATAGGTTTCGTAATCCCAATCAATAACTGAGTTGCCATTGGCTTCCATTGGCCTGTACTCATCATTAAATTCAGTTCTTGAAACAGCTTTAAAACCAAATTGAGAATAGTAATCAGGAAGAACTGTATCAAACGCTTCGCACGTTGTTGCCCCCTCTTTAATACCTAAAACCATTAGTTGTGCTAAGTTTTGAGGTCTACTTGCGCTAGGGTCAGAGAATGCCCCGCCTAAAAATCCTTCTTCATTTATAGTAATACCTGTGGAGCCGTCTTCTGTTACGAACATCCTCATCTTATTAAATTCCTCTGCAGTATGAACAGTAACAGATGATGCAAATCTATTATTCTTTAATGACTTAATTACCATCTCACGGTAAGCCTTTCCGTCAGTCATCTCGTATACTTTCTGTACTCCTTTAAAATTTTTAAATGCACTAAGTATTCCGTTATTTATTTTATCATCAAAAGTATACTCATTAATTACGTTTACATCAACCCCTCCAATTCTTTTAGTTCCTCGTACGTTTTGCTTATTGACTCCCCTCGTTCTGCGGCTTTCCTTAGAGTACTTTCCCAATAAACGGGATAGGTCATTAGTTCCTTTGTCTGCTCTGCTGTTAACAGCTTCTTGCTCGTTGATTCTTCTTGCTGTTTCATATTTTTTAAAATTAAAAATGTCAGGGAATATTCCTATTTTAGGCTCTGCAAACTTAAAGATTTTATCTGCCTCTGCCAATAATTTCTTTGCCTCTACATTCTTTCCTTGTTTTATTAACTCCTTTGCTTCTTTTCTTAATTCAGCAGCACGAGTATTCTCTCCACTAAAATTAACCCAAGAGTTCTGCCCTCTAGTTTGGAATATTACTGCAGGTGCTGCTTCACTTGAATATAAATCAAGATGTTGTAGTGTTGCATTTTCTTCTCCTATTGGGCCAAATTGGTTTCCAAGTATACCATGGCCAAAGTAATCGTGTACTATCCTAAATACCTCAGAGTTGGTAAGTTCGTACCCATCAGGTAATTTTCTACCACTAGGTTGTAAACCAATATTATCAGCAGCAGATGTAGGTTCATTTCCAAAAGCTACCTCGTTAGGAAGAAACTTAAGGGTATTATTTTCCCTTAAATCTTTTAACATATCCTTAGAGTTTGCGTATGGCTCTCCTGTACCTGTATGCTTAATTACATTTAACCCCTTTCCTACAATGAAATCATATTGAGTCATTGTCTCACTCATCATGGCATCGTATGCCCTTTTTACTGCAGCTTGATTAGGTTCATTTTTAACCAATTCATAAGCCTTAGACATCATTTTTGATACCTTCTCAAATAGTTTAGGAACAGATAAGCTAGACCTTCTATTGATTTTATTTGCTTTCTTATACTCCTCTGCGTTTTTTTGAACCTCAGCAACACCTTCATTAAATGCTGATCTTTCAGTTGGAGCAACCTCTTGAACAGTACCCTCAGTTGGTGTCGTTGAAGACACAACCCCTTTCGCCTTCGCCTCCTTCTTTGCATCCTTATCTGCCGCTCTCTTGGCCGCCTTCTCTGCTATCTTTGCCTGCGCCTTAGCCTCCTTATCAAACGCCTTCTTTTGTGTCTTATTTACGTCGTCTACTAGCGCCTTCTTTGCGTCCTTAAGCGTCTCAAACCCTCCCTCCTTATGCAACTGCTTGCCGTCTGTATTTTCTACCTCAAAACTAAGGTTTCCATCCTCGTCAGCCTTCTTGGTAATTGTACCGATTGATTCGCCGTCAGCGTTCCTAGCCTCTACAGTTAATGACGAGATGTACGAGTACGTCCTTCCGTTATTTCCCTCCTTCTCATCCTCCTCAAAGTCAATGGCATTGTCCCTAGTGAACGCATCATGAGATAGGTCTGTGGTAGGCATTGGTACGTACTGCTCTGCCTCAACTGTAGGTGCAGCCTCAACTACAGGAGCAGCATTTACTAGTAACGATTCAACAGCTTTTACTAGTTCAGGATTGCTGTTATCTGCTTTTGCTTTTTGGTATGCCTCTGCAACTTCTTTGGCTGTTTTATATTCTTCTCCAAATTTGTTTTGAAAATCATCAAACCAAGGCATATCTAAATTTCCTAAAGCCGTAGTTGTAGATTCAACTGTTTCTAATGGATTAACTACTTCTTGCGGTTGCGCAGCAGCGATGGCTTCTTCGGCCCCTGTGGTAACTCTTTCAGGTTGGGCGTTTCCTTGGCCCACTTCTTGCAGTCCCAATTCGGGTTGTTCTGTGCGTAGCACGCCTTCATTTGTGCTTTGTTTTTGAATGGCATCTTGTTCAGTTTTTAAAGTTTTTAATTCTGTTTCTAGGTCTGATCTTTCGATTAATTTATCGTCAACAGTTACGGTTCCCTTTCCATTATCGGGTTGGGACAATGTCGCCTCAATATCTGCAATCCTTGCAATCCTTTCAGCCGTCTTCTCAGGAGCCTCCGTAGGCTTAACCTCTGCCTTCTCAGGCTTGGATGCTATTAGTTCGGTTAGTTGTGCGTTGTAGTCGTCCAACTCCTGTTGCCTTTTATCTAACTCAATCTTGGCGGCTATCCTATCTGATGGCTTTGTTGCGCTTGAGAAAACCTGAGCGGCCTTATCCAACTCAGACTGAGCCTCTCCTATCTTATTGTTAAACTCCCTCTTCTGTATACCAAGAGGAGACGTGTCGTATGCGTCTGCAATTGCAGTTATCTTCTTTGTGTAGAAGTCCTTCTGTTTTTGATCTAATTTTTCATTCTGTGCTATCTCGTTTACAAGGAAGTCCTTATTCTCTACTATTCCTTTTATAGAAGCGTGTGCATCTAATTGGTTCTGAATTTTTATAGCCTCGTTGCCTAGTATGGTCTTATTTTTTAGGTCGGGTTCCTTTAATATTGCGTCCTTTATCTCATCCCTTGCGGTCTGTAGTTCCTTAACACGCTCCGGTGTAAGGTCGGGAGTGTATGCCACATCTAAATTAGCCTTTGTCTCATTTATAACCCTAGTGAATGAATCTGCGGCGTCGTCCTTAAGTACATTGTCGTAGTAGTGGTTAAGTTCTTTATGGTTCTTGTACTGACTGCCAAGATGCAAAAGACTGAATCCAACACCTGTTGCGGCCTCCATCGCAAGGTCTTCTCCTGACACAAGTTTCTGTTCTGTAATACCCATCCTTAACGCCTTTGCTGTCGCAAAAACTCCCGCATTTGCAAGAGGGGTGGCTATAGCCGTTGCTATTGCGCTGTTAACCCCGGTCTTTGACACCAACTTTGCTATAGGAGTAGCGGCAGCGCCTGCAGCCTCACCAAGTCCGTGCATGTACATGCCCTCTAGTGCACCCTCTGCAGACCCCTTTATACCATTCCAAAAATAATTCTCGTCTTTTTTAGTTTCAGCAACCCCTTTAACTGCGCCCTCTATAGCCATCAGTTTTGTAAATCCTGACTGTGCGCCTCTTTCTATTAATCCCAACGCATTCGGTACAAGTTTTTTTAATAAAGGTGCGGCATTCTTTGTTATAGTCTCACCGTACTTAGCTAGTTTAGCCTCTGCCGCCTGTGGCCCAAGTTCTGCGGCTAGTAGTAAGTCAGGCGCCATGCCAACAATGCCCTTTATTGCCCTAGACGCAATGTTTGTGTCTTGGTTCTTACCCTCAGCCTCTTGCATTGACTTAAGGTACTCCTTATTGGCTGCAGATGCATTGTTTAGGTTACTTATTAACTTGTTCTTCGTGTCTTGAGGTAGCACGGAGTTTATAATAATGGATGCAACAACGTCACCTGTTTTTCCTAACATACCAAATGCAGTTGTTATAATGTTACCATTTTTATCAACTTGTTTTTTTTGCTGTTGCTGTTTCAGTGCGTCTGTTATAGGGGTTTCAGTGTCGGGTATGTCCTCCCCAAAAAAACCTGTCCCTGTCAGTATGTTCTTAGATGCGTTAACTATATTATCTGCAGACTCAAGGAACCACTTAGTTAACGGAACGGTTGTGTACTCCTGTACAGCATTCTCTACCCTGTTTGGCACAGTATCAGGCGTCAACACGCCTGCCCAATTGGTAAAATACTTTTCTTTATTATCTACAGGTTTAGTAGGAACCTGTCCTGTTGGCTGTGCGGTTGGTTGCACTGCAGTATTAACAGCAGGCTGTGTTGCAGGCTGTGCGGTTGGTTGAGGTAATGGACTAGGAGTTCCTTGGGTAGTAGGTAACGCCGACGAACCATCTGCCAATGGCAATGCCGAAAAACTTGGTTGTTCTTTTTTTTTTAATGGTGGCTGTGCATGCCCTTCATCTACAGGCTGCTCTTGCTGCATATCCTGCGCCTGTTGTGTAGGCTGCACAGGTTGTGCCCGTTGACCTCCACTTACACCAATTAGCGTCTTGTAGTCGTCAATGCTTTTATTATACCCGTTTTTTACGAATATATTATACGAGTCGTTTAATGCCTCGGGTGTTGAAGACATTAAGGTCTTAAACTCGTCGATACTTTTCTTGTATCCATTTTGAACAAATAAGTTATATGCGTCCTTTATTGCTTCTTCATTCATATATGTTGTGTTATTTTATATTTAGTACTTACTCATACTTCCGCCTAAAGTAGACGCAGGTATTTCTTTTAATTTAGCCTCGGTCATGTTTGTAGATAAGAACTGTTTTATTTTTTGATTTGCATCTAATTCGTCTTGTTCATTTTTATTATTAAGTCCTACTACAATTGAAGTCAACTTATCAGGTGATGTAATTTTTACATTATTTGTACCCCAATAACCCGAAGGTTCAAATGTAAACCCAAAATCACCAAACTTAGCCTGCAGGTCAGGTATTACAGTATCTTCTTTACCCTTTGTACTAACAGGTGTCCCTGTTACAATCTGCTTATACTTCTCATTTGCAGGAGTCTCAACGGTTGGGCCTGTCCTTTTTGCTGAAATTAATTCAGAAACATTTCCACCGTATCCACCCGCTAAACCACCACCTGCTCTAATTGCCTTATTCCTATCAGCCTCTCCTGTAAGTTCTGTTCCTATAGCCGCCCAATCTGACCCACTAATAGGCTTACCGTTTTCGTCAAGGTATTTTATTGTACGATTCTTACTAGGGTCTTCATATTTAAGATTTAATACTCCATTTTTATCTAAATCTATTGCCTGCAATCCTAACGCACGTGCGTGTGGAGTTCCTAGCAATATATTTAAAGCCGATTGTTTTTCAGCAGGGGTCTTGCCTGTGTAGACCTGATTCCATGCTCCTGCGGCAGTTAAGTTTTCCTTAGCTTTCTGAGCAGCATTGTATTCCCACTCGTTTGGCTCACGTTTCCTAGGCTCGGTTACCGCCTGTATGTTTGTAGTCTTGTCGTACATTAGCCTAGCCTGCGTACGCAAGTGTTCTAGCGCAGCAGTCTCCTGCTCGGGTGTAAAGTTTGGCATTGGAGTTCCCGTCTTGCCGTCGTCCTTTAACAAAATAATGTTACCACCCGGCTTAATATCCTCGGGTTTGTATGAGAACGTGTAGCGTTCACCGTTTGGTGCCAATCCTAAACTATTTGTAAGTACAGAAGACGTGTTATACGGGTTGGTAAGGTATGACTTTAGTGCCGCAGTCTCTGCCTTCTCAAAGTTATCTAAAACTCCCGCATACTTTCCAAATCCCTTCCTTTTTGATATATCAAGTGTCTCGGTTATGCTTCCCGTCCTAGTCTCACTTCCAACAAGTTTTACCGCATCCAATTGCTTACCTATTGTCTTTACAAATCCATTAAGTGTTTGCGGTACGTCAAACTTATCAAACGTGGCCTTAATCCTGTTCTGTAGACCCGCAACTGTCGTGAATGAGTTGGGGTCTTTGTCCATCTCCATCACGCCCGTCTTCTCATTCTTTACCATCTTGGCTATACTCAACGTGTAGTCTGTTGGGTTGATGACAGGCTTAGAGTTATTAAAGTTAGCAAATCCTTCTGCCTGAGCCATTAGCCACTGTTCCAAATCCTGAGACTTGTCGGTCTTATAACGCTCCATCTTTACACCGTACTCGGTTTGGTAGTCCTTCATTACATTGAATAGGCCACTAGTCCCGTCGGTAAGGTTCTGCCTCTGCAGCACGTAGTCCCTAGGCTTTAGTATACCACCCCTTAACAACCTATCCTGTAGTAGACGAGCACTTTGGGCGTCGTCTGCGTACTTTAATGCGTAACTATTAAGGGACGTGTTTGTCCCCTGCGGTGGTTCAGATAGATTTAATCCATACTGACGAGATGCTTCATCAAGTGCGGCCTTTTTGTCCTCCCTGATCTTATTCTCGCTCGCAAGCATGTCGGTCATGTTCTTGCCAATCTCACCCCAATTTACTTGGCTATCAACATTCCGCTCTGCGTATTTATAGTAAGTACTCATATTACCAATTTAGTTGGAATGGGTTAATTTGTGTGTTAGGATTAGTCCTAAAATCTTGAGATGAATTAAGTGGTGCACCTAATCCTGCCATAATATAAGGATTCTGATAGTAAGGACTTAATGGATTTATTTGAGTATTAGGTTGCGCTCTAATACTTTCAGATGAAACAGGTGAAACTGACTGCCCCGCAGCTTGTGCTGACTGCATTTGTGCTGATTTTAAAGGTAAACCCGTTAATGGGTCTAGTCCTTTTTGTTGGAAATATAATGGAACACCTAACTGAATACCCTGCTGTACTACACTAGTTAAACCTTGCATAGCCTGTGTTGTAGAAGCAGCAGCTAGTTTTTGTGCATTTGCCTCGGCAAGTTGTGCTCCCTCAACCTGACCTAAGTCTAGTTGAACGTTAACGTCACGTAGTCTACTCTGCTCGTTTGCACTTAACTTCTCAAGGTCAGACATCTCCTTCCCTTGCGCTGTCCTTATTCCCGCCTGTGCCTCGTTCATCCCCATCTGAACACGTCCTGCCGTGGCAGCCGCACCCCTTTCACTCTCAACGCCCGCCTGAATAGCCTGAGCACCTTGTGATGCCAAAGCCTCACGCTCCAACTCGTACGGTTCCTTCTTTATAGATAACTGATCGTAGTAGTTTGCCTCTAACTTATGTCTTGCCTCCTGCATAGCCTTGTCGGCATCTGAATGGGCCTGTCTCTGTAGTTGTTTTTGTTTTCCTGCCTGTGCAAACGATGCTGCAGTGCTACCCGCACTTAATGCTAGTCCACCTATCGCTATTGCTGTTGCTGTTCCTATTGCCATATTATAAATTTTTTATCATCTCGGTTGAATAAATGTCCCCCTCCATGTACCCTAGTTCCTTATAAGTCTTCTTAAGACTTTGACTTTTAATTAATGCGTATGCGTACTTACTTCCCGTGCTCTTACACGTTGCCGTAAGTGATGATATTAACAACCTTATAGCCTCCGACCTTGTTGGCTTTATATTGTACGTCTTGCTTGATATAATCCAATCTACCCACGCAACCTTGGAGTTGGTTATGTACATAAATCCTGCACATATTGGCGTATCGTCGTCTAGTATCATTATGCCACCCTTCCCGTCGTTTGGTAGAAAGTCCCTGCTAGGGGCGTCCCACTTCCAATCCTTCCACCACCCAACAAGGATGTCGTCGTAATCAGTCTCATTTAACGCCCGTATATTTAACGCCATAGATTGTATATTGCTACAAAGGTATCGAATTTAAGGAAAACTTTTCATAACCTCAGACTGAACAGTAAATAATTCTACCTTCTTGTTCTCACTGTTTGTGATATCAAAGACGCAATAATGACCTAAAACTCCATGCGACTCCGCAACCGAGTTCTTTATATACAAAAAGTATGCATTATTTCTATCAAGTGGCACGGTTCCTACGGGAGACGTGTCTATGGTAAGCCTGTTAACGCCTGCGGGATAGTCGACAGTTATTGCAGAAACCTTTCCTGCAAATAACGGGACGTTGGTAGACTTCAAGAAGTAGACCAAGTCTCCTATGCTTATTATGCTGCCTAGTGACACCATTGGGGACACAGAGAAGTCTGCAGTTGTTACGGTTCCTACTATATTGGTTGCATAACTTTTACCTATTCCGTTAAGACTCCTTAACTTAATCTCTCCTGAACTTGTGTTCCTAATAAACGCAAAGTACGATGCCTCCTTCTTCTCAAACCAAGTAGACGTGATTATACCCGAGTCCTGTAGGTCGGTATAAAGAGTAAAATCCCAAACAGAGTCGCCCTCTAGGTCTATGGTCTTGAACAACTTATTCTCAAGCACAACCGCATTGAATACGCTCTTAAGTTGTGACGGCTTAAACGCCTCAAGTGGCCTACCCACCTTGTTCCAATACTGCTCGTAGAACGTGTTCCTCTTCGTATTAACGTTGTGCCTATACAAATCACCGCCCTTGAACGTGTACAGGTAGTTGTTCATACCGATTATGAAGTCGGGATGGTAGGAGTAGAAAGAAGGCCAACCCTGAACGGATTGGCTGTATGTTAAAGTATTTTCCATGCTTACTATAAGTTACAAAGTGAATCAAATTCTATTATTACACCGTTTACAATATGAAACGAATCAAGACCTCCGGGGCCAAGGCTGTTTGTTATATACCAACCATCAGCAAGTTTTGACGAGCCAAACGCATCCGTAAATACCCAATCATATAACCCCAATACAGGAGGTACAGTTGGTGGGGTAGGGTCAGGCGCTACCTTAGCTACGTAATATGTTTGGTTCCATGGCAATAAACAGTTGGCTCCTCCTACCACATGTGTTGTAGCTATCGTCGCTAAAAATGATGGTAAAAGTATTGGGCAGTTTACGCTTATATTGAAACCTGTACTAGCACACGCTCCAATACACGTAATGCTTATATCAGACGGTGTCGCACTTGTCTTTGGTATAACCATAACACAAAGTCCCGGGCCACCTAAAGTAAGAGACACCTGAGTAGTATTGATAGTTATAGACGGAGTGTTTCCCGTAGATAAAAATGATGTACCGTTATATAAAAATTCATCCAAGACTACAGTACCACCGTCCGTTACTACAGAGCATGACGAAGCAACGTTACCGATGTATGTTGGAAAACCTGCTGCGCCTGCAAGGTACCCAAAACTAGGAGAACTGAGTTCATTGTAAACAACACCATTAAATACCGCCTGTATCCCATCAGGGATACCGTACGGGTCAAATTTTATAATTATTGCCCCCAAGTCAGATGCAGTAGACCCCATGTTTATATTTAATAAATAAACTCCTTGAGCGCCTGCCCCTGATATAGTTCCACCACATAGAATACCACAGGATGGGCAAGACTGCTGAGGTAATAAAACCCCACTAACTTGCTGTCTTGCTATTACGCCATCTGAATAGAATCCATCAGGCGCAGGATTTAGAAGTTGATTATCAAGGAATACAGTTGTTGAATCACCAAGAGTGGTTGCATTTAAGTATAATGGTTGTGGTATGGGCATTTTTTAAATTTTATTTTATATATTAAATACAAATACAGTCTAGTATAGTAACATAAACGTTACCTGACGACACCTCAAATATATTCGTTTCGCCAATAGGAGTATTTACACATGTACTATACGTCTCTCCCGGCTCAAGCGTTATCGTCACAGGCCCTGTATCTTCACACCTTCCGTAGGTTAGGTAAACACTCGCCTCGTTTACACTAGATAAGTTTTGAAAGTTATACTGTTGACACACTGTAGTACAAGGCGCACATGTACAGCAAACGTCGTTTATATTCTCTGCATAGCATAGACTAGTAGGAATTGAATCCCTTAAGTCCCAAATTAAGTACAAGTACCCACCTAACGATCTACTAGGAACTGCAAAGTTTGCTTGGTACGTTGTGGCGTCCGTTGCAACTATTGGAGTAGCTGTTGTAGATAAAGACAGCAGCGTCTGCATGTCAGTGCTATTGTTATTATATAACGTATTTGATCTTAGGTACTTAAACTCGTCACTTAATGGGTTAAATACGTAGTCGTCGGGACTAATCTGATTCATAATCAAACTCATGTTGCTTCCCTCGGGAGGAATAGAACCCGTTCCAACATACCCCGTTATGGCTCCATAGCTTGCCACCAATGGACTACTTGTTCCGCTAGGGAATAACACAAGGTTAGACTGCAAAGGCCCTACATAAGAACCGCTAGTGTACCTGTATTGATTATGTGTAGTCATTCCCGAGTCTGAGTTGTTTGTAAATACAACTTGAACTACGGTCAATGTCTCAGCATTACAGCAGTCTGCAAGTACGTTAAGTACCATACTTCCCTTGTACTTGATACTTATAGACACGGTCTCTACTGAAACGGTGTCCTTATAGAAGGTAATACTTCCGTCGGTTGTTGTGTATCCTGACGATACAGTATCTCCGTTGTAGTCTGCTGATATATTAAACCCATCCGCATCGGGTTCTATGCTAGTAACAGTCCAACTAACAACGGTATCTCCAATTGTTGGGCCTAATGTAACACAGTACACCAACTCCATCTCGTCATTTGTTGCGTTCCTTAACGTATGAACCTGATTAATACCACAACTACTACACTGAGGGTTTGTTGGAAGTAATATGTCATTATTTGACAGAACGTATTCGTTCATGTACGGGTCAAATCCTCCAAGTTTTTGTGTATTAAAAGACGCAATAAACTCATCACGGAACCAAGTCCTCATGTTCTGTTCTGATACAATCTTAAGCTGCTCGTTTGAGTACGAGTTTCCTTGCAGTTGTACAACCACACCCCTCTTAACGTCGGTAAAAAACCTATCAAATCCCCACTGAACATAACTCTCGGGATTAAAACTTATGCCATACTTCTCAGTACGAGCAATCTGAGTACCCAACACCTCGGGCACGGACGTTACCGCATTACCACCCGCAGAGTCTGACAGCAAATTTTTTCCCGCAAGTACGTACGAAATCTTATCCTCCTGCAAAACAAGAACGTCGGTTTCCCTACCATCCATGACAAATATTGGCCCAAAAGAAACCTCCAAATGCTTGTAGTCTAGCAGACCTAAATTAAACTCGTTTAACTTATTTACATTGGACTCGGTGTTATACACGCCACTGTAGGTAATGTCTGAGAACCTATTGGAGGCCTTGTAGTCTTGGGCAGATACGGACGTAACCCTGTTGCCTAGATTAAATGTCTTGCCAATTATTGAGTCTTGTATCTTATAACTCTCCACACCGTTACCAAAAGCAAAACAGTTAAAGAATCCTGTGTTTACAATTGCAGGTACACCGTAAGCTATGTCTTGATTTTGAACGTTACCTGAATGGTTTCCATTGTCGTCTATAGAGAACGATAAATCATTCTCAAAGAATACGTCAGGAAGTGACTCACTTGGTTGAGTTTCAAATACCAAAAGGTTTTCTGCACGAAATATCTCAAACGTGGCGGTAACTGTAGACCTCCACCTGTTTGCCCTAGGGAATCCACCACAACTTCTTGTACCCTTTATTTGAAGGTATAGGTAGTTGTTTGATATATCTCTATTAAACCTGTAGTAGTTTATACACAGGTCAGATACAGTTATTGGGCCATGTCCTGATATGAATATATTCTGTGCAGGACAGTTTCCTCCTCCTATATCTTGTACACCATCATTTAATGTATTTTTTATATTATCTCCAACGAACCAATCCTCCATATTATCGTAAGCAGCAGATGATATATATGTCTTATCTAATTGATAAATTCTTTTTGGACATCCGTTATCTGTACCACCTTTCCTTTCAAATCTTATAGACATCCTGATTCTACTTCCCGCAGGAACCGTGTAGTCAATATACTGTCCCGGAACATTAGGGTCGGGTATATTCATCGGGTAAGACAGTACGGGATAGTTGCCGCTAACGTTTGTAGATTGGCTTAATTGTCCCGGCGCTATAACTGCGTTGGGGTCTTCAACAACTGCAAAGTCGTTAGGATTTATCTTCATATACACTCCTGCAGGCACAATTGCCTTTGATACAGGGGAAATAAATGCAGATGCCTGAGATTTTTTCTCAAGAACCGTTGCATAAACGCAGTTATTAGTTGGGCCGTTCGTGTCTGCCTTAACTATAAGTATATCCCCCGTCTCAACCTTCCTAGCGTTCTCTCCCTCTAAAAGGAAGTAAACCTCGTTAGTATTAGGGTCAGCGAAATATAAATAGCAGTATATGGTCTCGTAGTTCTCCTGATCGGGTTGTATAACAAACTTGTACCTCTTTGCCCAAGCGGGTGCTATCTGTGTTGGTGGAATTGTGACCTGTATCGAGTTCTTATTTGCAGAGTATCCGCACGGTACATGAACCGTATTGACGGGACTAACTAGCGTAGTGCTTGCACGAAGGTACTCATCCATGTACACTATACCAACCTCATAACCTCTGTTGCTATGTAAACTCCTTGGACTACCAATCTCTTGAAACGTGGCATTAACGTACGACACCTGATAGTACTCGTACACGTTTTGAATAGGAGTCGTTGTATTATTAACGTACCTCATCGCCACAACTTGAAATCCAATCACCTTGCTTGCGGGTGATGTTATTATAGTTATAGGCTGTCCTCCTGTATTTATACCACTACTAAATTTTGTAAGTGCGTCCAAGTTGTTTGGAAGCGCACAGTTCATTGCGTCCGTAAACGTAACACCGTCGCATGACGTCATAGTTCCGGGAACAGATGAAAAAACAGGTTTTATATTTAATGCGGTTCCTACAGCATCCTGAAACTCAGAACTAGTAGCCATCTGATAAACAGAAGTATAACTTTTATTTAAAAAGAATGAAAAAGTTATGCGTGTATCTCCCGTTGTTTCTGCAGGGAACGGAGTCTGCCCTGTAAATAAACTATGTGATATGGTTATCTGCATAGATAACGACGCCCCTTCAACTAAATTTGCTCCTGCTAGGTCTATTTCAATTAAAGAGTCTGTAATAGTCTGCGCACCGTTTATATTATAATTGCTTGGTGCCGTTGTGTCTCCTATGGTAGTAAGTCCAATAGGCTCCGTTATAAGTTTAGTGCTATACTCTAACTTTATTGGGTTACCGTTATGGTCAATCAGGTTATATCCCTCAAGGTAGTTCCCATACATTAACCTATTCCCCATTATAGTCTGAGCCTTTGCTACACGTGGAACGTTGTCATAAAGTCTTAAAAGTTCTGACTCGGGTAGAACTGTAAATATTTTACTGTTATTAAAAGTAAACGTATAATCAACGTAGTCAACTAGTCCTAAATTTTTCTTATTTAACTTCTCAATTACCTTTATTATATTACTGCTAGACTGCTTGAATAATAGGTCTACTGCAACAACAAGCGGGCCACCTGAGTTATAAGTCACGATTGCCGTATTGCAAAGGTTTGTCATCCCACCATTTAAAAAATTTGCGGGAGTAAACGAGAACGGTTTTGGTATGAATGAAGGCGCAGACCACTGAGACGTGGCAGAGTACTCTCCGTTTGCATACTTGTACCTGTAGGCAAAGCATATGAACCTAGTATCCATGTAGTTTGATTGACTACTTGTTACTATCGGTTGAACCTTTGGTGCCTCTGTTGGTGGCTTTTTAATTACAAGAATAGACTCTGCACTAAAACCATCAACTCCCATAACAGGATTTGCATATAAAGACTTTACATTAATAAATCTAGGCGGATTATAATCGTCCGTAAAGAACAACAAGTCTTCAATTATATTTACTCCCGTTATTAAATAGGCGGGGTTAAAGTTAAGTGTAGTGTTCAATCCATTACCGTCGTTTATACTCACAATATGAAACAATAACAAGTCGGTGTATGTATTGTACGAAAGAATCAAGTCAAGTTTACCCGTTGCAGAACCCGTAAATGCGGGGTCGTGTACGAACCAATAGATGTTCTCCTTTGCGCTGTCCTCTATTGCACCTATGCATCTTGCACTTACACTCAAAGGTGTGCCGTCAATATAGGTAAGGTTAGTGAGCGCAACGTTGCCTTTGGTGTTCTCAATCACACCAACCTCTGAGTTCTCGGTTGAACCCATCCTTATGTTCATGGCGTCTATATATTCTCCCTCGGGTACAAGACGCTCGTCAACAACCTTATTCATCCGTCCTGCTATAAAGTTCCTTGAAAGTTTTGCCATATTATTTAATTATCTTGTCCATGCCTCTCAAGTTCATCAAGAGTCTGCCGGGGTGAATGTTACTGATTCTAATCTTTGCGTTATTTAGCAACGCCCTTCTTTTTTTACGAGCACGTGTGATGATGTACTCCTGAACACCAAACTTAGAACTCAGTATCTCGTACTCAATTGCTGCGTAAATATACGCCTCAAATAATTTATTTACTGTAATTAACGAGTTGTCTCCTCCCTCCATACCGTCGGACACGTACTCAAGTATACAAGACTCGTCAGCCATACTAGAGTCAAAATTTATTACGCCCGCCTTCTTATCTATGTTAAACGTAGGGTTGAAGTTAGCCGTCTCTGTATTTAAACCAAAGGCTGTGCCTATACTATACTCGAAGTACCACATCCCGTCGTAGTTCCAACCCAAGTTGCCATCAAATTGATTGCCTTGGTTAAGGTATATACTCTTCTTGGTCTTCATAATCCTATCGAAATCTATCTCAGAGTACTGAGGAGATAGGATATTACCGTTCTGATCGAACAGGATATTTCCACGTTGATCTTGAAGATATGCGTTAGAAGAAAGCGTCTGAATATTCTCACTTAAAGGTCTAAGCCATCCATCCTTGTACATAGAAACACGAACCCAATTAACGTAGTCGGAAGGTAGCACAAATCTCAAAGATTCAGTTACACTCAACTCTAGTACCTTTATTTCTTTAAATGCATCGTAGTTTAACTCCTGAACCGCACGCTTTGCGTGGAAAAGAATCTTATACCTCTCCTCGTTATTTACCAATGAGTGGTTACCCGAGTACATTAATAGGAAGTTTGTTATAATATCCTGCAAACTGACGTACTGATAGGAACCCCAATTGGCATCCTGTGGCGTGTTGCCATTGTTCTCATAGTACTGATACTGTGATATATATGCCATTATTATTTATTTTATTGTTTCTGACTGAATGAAGGCTGTTCATGCTGCTCTTGTGCCATAGCAAACTGCACAACCTCTTGCTCACGGATTGATATACCGCAGTACTCAAGTATCTTAACCACTAGTTTATATTCATCCTCCTGCGGCAACTCAAAGTCCTGATAGTCCGGCTGTGACTGATCGAATGCAGGTGTTCCGTCAATCAAAGTTGTATAAGTCCACTTTGGAACGTACGGATACCTGAAATACGTAGCGTTCACCATTCCGTATCCCTTTATAGTTGCCGGATACAAATTCATTGTATTTCCTATAATATTATATGCAGGATAGTAAATTGATGGTGCCGTTAACAGTGATGCATTTAGCAACGATATTTTCCCGGTAGAAACCTTCTCAGCCTCGTTGTAAATTGATGCTGAAAGAATAACGTAAGAGTCTCCTACGTTAAAGAATAGGTCGTTATTTAAAGCAATTGTTGTTGCATTTGTAATAGATGCAACAGTAGAAGAAGTCTTCCTAGTAATGTTCAGTACTATATCTCCAACACTTATGCCTAACGTAAGAAATGAAACCGTTGCAGAGTTTACTAAATTAAATGCACTTATAGATGTATTAGTTCCCAAAGCAAGCATGCTAGTATAGCATAGAACTTTATTTATCATATAAGACTCGTCACCTGTTGTTATCAACGACGGTATATAGTAGCTATTGTTAATATTTCCTGCAGGAGTAGGTTTTGGTAGTAAATATTTTGATATTAGAAAACTTTCTATTACCTCTGAAATTGTTTTTGTTATATCTGCGTAGTCTGTGCCTGTTATTCTTGCGTTCTCAGCATTAATGCTTTTATTATAACTATTAAAGTATTCATCAAAAAATTCCATCTGTGCGTTTAGGGCGTACTGATTGAAATCTGATGGTGAAATATAACCGTAATTATTCTTATTCAGCACAGATAAGACACTGTTTCTTACTGAGTTTATCATTCGTTTATTTTTTACAAATATACACAAAAAAAAAGAGGGTGCAATGAGCACCCTTCTTTCCTTTAGTAACCAACTAAAACACACATAAAACTAAAATAGAGACGCCTCTAACATTTTTAATGAGTCGATACCCTCATCACTCTGTAGGAAGTGTCCAACTATATCAAATGGACTCTCTCCAAATGGTACAGATAACATTTTTTTCTTATTAGTTGTGGTATTAAACCAAACCTCTTTGTCGTTATTTCTTAAGGCTAGTAACTTGTTCTCAAAGAACATGCGAACCTTTGCTTGGAATTTTAATTCGGGGTCGTTTAGTATATTCAAAAACTCCCTAGGGGACGTCTTAGCATATACCAATATGTCCCTCTTTAACTCTGCAGTTGATGTAGACGATGGGTCTTTACCAAACATAACACGGGTAAGAACCTCAACCTGCTCTATTGAAAGCTGTCTAGCCTCAATTAATGCATCAACCTCGATATTGAACTCTTCTACCTGAGTGCTTGCATCTTTTTCTTTATCTACCTCTACAAAAACGCTTCCGTTTAATGGGTGATAATGTAAAAATTCTTGAAGTACGGGGTTTGTTCTTGTAACACGAAGGAATCCATCCTCAAATATAATGGGTTCAATCATTACGTTACCGTCCTGTTCATCCTCAAATGGAGACTTTTGGTTTGTTGCGTACCTAAGTGCACGGTTCTGATTATTTTTTTCATCGTACCACATTAGTGGGAACCTTGGATGGTTTCTTGATGCTAGTGTGTAGGAAAGCGGAGTTCCTGCCTTTAGTCTGTAGACCTTGTCTACTGACGCCTTTGGTGTTGACATTTAATATAATTTAATTAAAGTTAAAAAAAAATAAAATGGAGAGTGTCCTTGAAGACACCCTCCTTATTTCCAACTATATACTATCCATAACGGAACAATACGAAGTTATTTGCTCCAAGTGTACAAACGCAACGCTCAGACAAGAAGTTTACCTCCATTGCATCAAGGTCGCTTGTTTGTGCTCCACCCGCAGAACCTGTAATCCAAGTCTTGTATCTGCGATCTTCGGCCTCAGAGGCACGGTATCTAACATGTAAGAATGGACGCTTTGCGTTCTTACCCATGATCTGATCGTATACTGAGGTAGAACCTGCAGGAACCATCAAACCTGTGATTGTGCCTGTAGCTGTAGCTGCACTGTTGTTAAGACCACCACGCATTGTTGGGTCGTTCAAGTACTTCCAATCAGACTTGTAGAAATCGTAACCTCTACGGAATCCTGTGAAGCCTAAGTTTAACGCCATATTCACGTCGTTGTCGAACAAACCAAAGGATGCAGACTGAGCAACACCACCTGATGTGTAACCATTTAATGTGGCCAACATGTTATCGATATCGAAACTTAATCCACGATTAACGAAAACTACGTTCTCTTCGATAGCACCCTGCTTATCTAAACGGTTAACGATAGAATCCCAATCAGACAATGAAGTCGGTGTACCACCACCCCATACGTTACCACGGTTGTTAACAACGTAGAATACGCCCTCAGAACCCATCATGCCTGCTGTAGCAGCACCTGAACCGCTTACTGCGGGAACGGCCTCGATCATAGCAGTCTCCATGTAATCTTCAAAACGAAGACGAGTCTCATGCTCTGACTTCAAGTACCATAAGTACCCTGTTGCTCCATTCTCGGTGGTAACCTCTACCCATCCAATCTGAGCCATGTCAGAACCATTAACCGCATACTTATCTTTGATGATAATTGGGTTGTTGCTGTAGATAGAATCCTGTGCTTCTAAAGAACCGATCATTCCATTGGTTCCTTTCTTAAACTCAGAACCGTAGATGAATACAGTACACTGTGTTCCTACTGCAAAAGATTGACCTGCTGCCTCATAGTAAGCAACTGTAAAAGTTAATGCAGATGGAACCGCAGTAACGATTGCTTTGTTATAAACACCACCGCCTACTGCATTGTTTTGAATCATAACGGTCTGACCGATTCTGATTGCACTAGAGGTAACACCTGTATCTGCTACAGTGAAGGTAGCTGTTGCTGAACCTAAAGCTGCTGCTGATGTAATGTTGGTGTACTTGATGTGAAGACGACCTTGTTCTGCCCACTTAATCTGATCAGAGTTAGAAGGCATCTCAGCGCCAACCATTCTTAAGAATGAGGAAACTGTTCTGTTACCATAACGCTCAAATTCTTTCTCATAGGTATCAGGTAAGTACTGATTCAAGAAGTTGAAGTTGGTGATGTAATTTGTTTGTAATGCTACTTGTTGCGCTGACGGTTGCAGGGCGTACGTAGGATTATTTAATAATGCACTTGCCATTTTTAATGTTTTTAATTGTTATTTAAACTCGTTTTATACTGCGTATTTTCAGGCTTTTACCTGAATCAGGGTTTACTGCTTTCACCTGCATTCCGTCCGTCATCTTTCCTACCTCGGGTGCCTTACGCTCAGACATGTTTATATTCTTAATCTTGCGCATCCCATCCTCAGTTGCATCAGATAAACCTTGTTCGTAGAAAAATCTAGCAAACTTGTCGGGGTTCATTGCAATCGACAACGACTTGTGGTATCCAACCGCATCTTTAATTAAACCACTCTCGTCTAAAAACTTATTAATAAAGTTTGAAGGTGTTGATTGATTCTTTTTAAGTTCGGTTGCATCCCCCGGAGAAAATGTAAGTTTCTTGTCGTTGATATTAAACTCAAAACCTTTGAATCCATTATCAAAAACCTCTCCCGTCTTTTGGTCAAACCATTGACGCTTACGACTGTTCTCCTCCTGTAGAGTCTTTGCCTGTTTTGTATACTGCTTGTAGCTTTCAAACTCCTGCTTCTCATCATCGGAAAGTGATGCCGTGCTTGACTCAAGTGGCATTTTATATTTCTCCTTCTGAGAGTTGAAGTACTTTTTAGCCTCAACAATAGTCTTTTTCTTTAAAATCTTTACCTTCTTAACGGTAGACTCGTCATCCAAATCCTCGTCGTACCTATAGTCTTCCATCAAAGACTCGATATCATCCTCGTCAAGTCCCTCCTGTGTAGATGAAAGATACTCCTTTAATAATTGGTCAGGATTCATCTCCTCGAAGTCCTTCTTTAACTTAAGGAAGTCTTCAAATCCTCTGCCTGTCTCCTTCTTATACTTCATATAAGACGCAACATCCTCGGGCATCTGCTCCTGCTCTTGTCTCTCAGCCATCAACTCATCAAATGAATTGATCTGCTTGTTGTACCTTTTACCAATATATGAAAGAACGTCCTCTTCTTTTAACTCTGTTTCTAAATTTTGCACATCATCTTGTGCATTATTTTCAATAATCTGCACATCTTCTTGTGCATCCTCAAACTGTTGTTCATGCTTATCAAGTAGACTTTCTTCTACCTCCTGAACACTTTTTGGCTCAATCATTTCGATTGCTCTTACCTTCATTTCCATTTGATTAGATTTTAATTGTTACAAATTTATACAAAAAAATTGAATTTTTTTATCTAGGGTTAAACTCAGCTAAATCGAATCCGTCTAGGCTATCCTCGTTTGACTCAAAATCTAAAGGTGGAAGGTTATTCTTTCTTTGATTTATTAACTTAGACTGCTCCGTATTCTGCTGACTAATCCTTTTAGCCTTTGCGTCCTCCCTATCCTGCTCACGTTTAGATAAGTTCCCTACCTCCATATTGTGTAGCTGTTGGTTGTAACCAAACTCCTCGTTCATTAACTGAGATTTTAACTGAGCCTCCTCCTGCATTTTTTGAGAACTTAGTTGGTACTCTGCCTGCATTATCTGCATCTTAGACTGAGTCTCGGCCTGTATCTTCTGCATTGCAGTCTGAGCGGCCATCTCCTGAGACTTAAGCTGCTGCTGTGATGTCATGGCCTGCTTCTGCATCTCCATCTTGTCCTCACGCTCCTGCTTCTTAACCCTCTTCATTTTTAACAACTGATTGGCAAGTTTAAGGTTCCTTATCTCACGTATGTCAATAGCATCCTCAAGATTAATGTCTCCCTTAGACAAGGCCATCTGAATGTTTGCCTCAAGTTGTGCCTTCTGCTCCTCGTCGGGTGCTATCTCTATAAAGATACCAAAATCGTATATGTACAGGTCTGATATGTCGTTCAGTATAGACACGTTGTACTTCCCTATCTTGTTAACAAAGTCGTCCTTGAAGTCTGCGTACTCTAATATGTCAGCTATCCTGTAGGTCAAAGCCTCTGCTAACGACCTATATAAATATAAGCCACCTTCAAGTATGTGCCTAGTTGCAGTGTTTGAATTAAGTGCGGCCAACTTCTGTACACCAACTAATGAACTTGGGTCAGGAGACGAACCATCTCTAGCCTCGTTTAAGCCTGTTACAGACCTAATCATGTCCATGTAATGGTTATAGTTAGCTATAAGCATTTGAGTCTTCCCTGCGCCTGAGTTTGAGTTTAACTGAGTAATTGGAACCCTTGCATTATTAAAGTCTCCGTCTCCTGTAAAACTTCTACCGATCACACTACCCGTTTGGAAGTAAAGCCTAAGCGCATCCTCGGGATTGTATGCGTTGCCCTGTCCTAGGTCTATCTCACTCAATGCGTCTGCGTCAATGAAAACACCGTCGGGTACAACCCTTGCGATAACCTGCTGTAGTTTAAGATGTGTCACCTGAATTAAATCAGCGAACGGTATCATCCTACGAACCAAAGACTCAATCCTTCCCTTATACATCCTAGGCGCACATGCCACGTAGTTGGGTAGCGCATGTTGAGATGCAGACTTTGGCCGAACCATGTTCTCTGAAAGTTCCCACTTCAATAAAATATTTGTTCCCATTACCATGACACCTTCGTACCACACGTCAATAGTCTTCTCAATTTTCTCAAAGTTACCCTCGTCCATCATCTCCTTTGGAGGATTGAACGTGTCGTTCTTTTCAATAAGCCTAGAACCACCGTTCTCAAGTATCTTCTTCTTATATACAACCTTCTTAGTGGTCTTGTAGTTGAAGTACATCAAGGTACACGTATCACGTGCAAACATGCTGTTCTCATAAAATTGAGACACGTTATAGTAGTCGTACCATCCCTGACTATACATTGATATTTCCTGTAGTTCCTCTTTGGTAAGAGTCGGGTCAATCTTCATCAACTCCGTTAGGGGCATCGTTTTAATTTCACCCCAATAAAAACAGTCCCTAAAGTACGGGTCTTCTGTATAACTATATACCACATTTGCAGGGTCTACGTAGGATATTTTAACCCCCTCCCCTAGAAGAAACTCGTGCTTAGCTACCGCTATGCCTAGTACCGTATTGTCGTAGTCTAGTCTCTTGCGTGTATCGTCGTACTTGTTCTCATCAAACATGGTATTTATCGCCTCTTCCTCTGCAATCTCTATCGCAGGCTTGTAATTCAACTGCATATATAACGCCAACTCCTCGTCGGTCTCAGGAAGTTTATCAGGCTCCATCATGAATGGATTTGCTCCCGTATTTTCCTGTATTGTTGTAAGGATATCCTTGGCAGCCATCTGACCCTCAAGCATATCCTGATACTTACTTCTTTTTGCCTGAGACATCGCATCCTGTGCGTACGCCTTCACCTTAAATAACCTGTCTGACATGCCGTTAACTACGATATCTACAAACTTTGGTAGTACCGGGACAGGAGTCCAATCTAGGTTCAAGTATGAAAGGTCGCCATCTATGGCCAACTCATTTTTATATTTCTGTATGGACTGTTCACCACGAGCATAAAGCCTTAGCCTATGGAACTCTCTCCATTGCCCGTAATACCTACAGGAGTTCCCATCCTTTCTAAACCACTCGTACTGAATGGCCTGTCCAATCTGTAACCCATAAGCATCAGATGCCTTCTCTGCGTCGGTTGCTAACTGACTAGGGAAAACAGAGGATAATATGTCTATTACTATATCTTTCATGAAATTATTTGACTTGATGTACCATCGTTTCTATACCTTGCGAAGTTAATGCTAATTTTTGATTCTTTTTTCTCGGGAACGTACAGATGTTTTTGATTAGCCATGATAGCCAAGCCTGAACTAATAGAGGCATCAAACTTTGTCCTATCATTTATGTCAAACTTTGCCCAATCCTCTAGTGTCCTTGTGAACGGCATTGTTCCCATCTCGTCACTATCCCTATACTTTCCCTCAAAATCAATTCCTACGTACTTCTCAATATGCGACTCTATCGCAGACGCATGCGCTTGTTTTATATCCTCAGATGAGTTTGGTACCCCGCCTAGTTCTCTCTCAGTTTTTGACAACTTTGAGTAGTGCTTGTCCGGCCTGTTCAAAGAGAATCCCCTGTATCCTCTATTCTTGAAGTGATACAGTAGCCTTGGCTTGTTGTTCTCTATAAGTATCGGCATACCGTAAAATACACAGGCCATTAAAATCTCTTCAAAGAAAATCTCTGCAGTCTGTGGTCTAGCGATGTACTCCAAGAAGAACTCGTTTACAGGAGCCTCGTCCATGTGGAACTTAGTTAGTCCGTGCAGGGAGCCGTTAGACCCACGCCCGCTAACTACGGCAGATATATCATAGGAGTCACAACCAAATGAGCCAATGTGCTCATTTCCCGGATACCTTACACCGTTCCTTGTGTGTACATTATTTTGCAAATGCTTTGGTGGAGTCCAACTTACTAGGAACCTACCACGGGAGTCGGGAGAGAATATAACCTGAGTGTCCTTTATACCATCCTTCCAACTAAAAGACCCACGGGTTAGGTAGTGTGCCGTAATCATACCGTCGTTGTAGTCTATCTGTTGGTAAATTTTAGTAAGGTTAAATAATGCCTCCTTGCTTTCATCACGGAACGCATGAGACTCTGTCCTAGGGAACTGTCTGTAGTACTCATTCAATGCGTCGGCATCATTCTTAAGAGACTCAACCTCGGCCTCCCAATAGTCTATGGCACCGTTCTTAATCATGTTCCCGTCTACCCCACGAACAGGCTCCTTTGGCTTCCTAAGCACGGGCCATCCGTATATATCAATGAATCCCTCCATGTTCCACTCCATCGGAATGAATAAGGAGTATAGTCCACTTTTAGTTTGGCCATTTGCGTTCCTAGTGGTGGCCTTAGAGTCACCGTAAAGGCTCTTAAAGTTGTCTCCACCCTTGCTGAGTGCGTTTGAGGTTGAACCCATCATACACTTTCCAATTATCTTGCTACCCAACCTAAGACAGGTCTTGGTAATCCTCCAATTGTTCAGAATATTATTAGGTTTAGTCCATTTACCGCTCTCATCGTGCGCTAAAAATAGTAACTTCTCACCATCGTACGAGTTCTCCTCTGTATTCTTCCAATCTATAGTGGTATCTAACCCCTCTATCTCCTCCTCCTCGGTTATATACATGTTCTTTTTAGTGATCTTGGACGCAGGTATCCTGAAAGATAACTCTGTTTTAGGTTTATCCATCCCGTCCATTATCGGCTTAAAGAAGAACGGAAGCCTGTTGTTAATATTCACCACCTTGTCGGTAAACATCTTCTTAGCATCCGCACCCGTCTTTGATAGTATACCAACACGAGCATCACGGGCCAACGTCCCTATGTTTATACACTCAGATGACGACATGAAAGAGAACCCTGAACGCCTTATCTTTAGGTATATTAATCCAAACGACCTAAAGTCAGACCTGCAAGCCTCCCAAAAAATCCAATATATCCTATTTGCCTCACGAAAGTCGGGATAACCCACGTCAATACTTGACCACTGTAGGTACATCCAATGAGAACCCGTAACGTAAGTCTTCTTACCATTATTTTTAAACCAAAAACCTTGCTCTCTGTAGTCAAACTGTTCCTCAATGTACCCAACCCACCTGTTCTTGAACTCAGAAGACATCTCGTTCCATTGAAATATCGAGGATATCTTGGATAGTTCCTTTGGAAAGTCCTCCCTCTCCCAATATTGCTCAAAACTTGAGTTGTGTCTTTGAAGACAGTCCTTTGGTGCGGGTGGCAACGCTATGTGTATGCCTGATATGTTATAGATTTCACCGATCTGCCCGGTCTTTGAGATTACAATAACGTCGTACTGCTCGTCGTAGCCATATAGCCATGACCTGTTCCCGTTTTTCTTTGAGACTGCCTGTGGCTGTATGTAATCCTTGACGATTGTGTATATGCTATTTTGACCTTCTTTCTGCAAATCCTTGTTTTGTGTCTGTTTTACTTACGCCGTTGACAATAGCGTCAAGCGCATCCTTTTCAGCTTCTATTCTAGTAAGAATCTCAAACGCATCAAATATAGCCAACTTCTTTGTAGCGGCTGCATTTTTTAATTTGTCTGCAGATATGTCCCCATCAAGTCCGTTCTTTATTATAGTCTCCTTTGCTATTGAAATCAGTTCATCTACCGCAATGTACCCCGCCTCTATTATCTTAAGTTTAACCTTCCTATTGTCCATTGCAGAATTTTAAGAATGCGACCTGTATTAGTCTAGAACTGTCACCTTCGCCAAAGTTATCGAATATGTTCCTTGAATGTGCGATAGATGCGTCGAATGCAATCATCCTATTGAACTTAGCCGTCATCTTGCACACCTCCTTATTATCCTTGTCGTACAAGGTAGTGCCGTCACCGTGTGTATACTCCTCGTTCAAGTACAACAACGCTGTTAGGTCTCCCATCATGTCGTCCTTGTGGATGAAGTTTGGCTCCAATTGATTTAATGGAGACTGCCTTACGAAATTAAAGTCAACCCTGTAAGCCGGGAATAGATACTTCATGCACTTTGCAAACTCGTCGTTTGTGTCCCTAGGTTGAATGTTCTTAAACACCTTCTCTCCGTCTGCTATGTCTTGAAAGCCGTACTCAAATATATTTTTTACGTACGCCTTCGGGTCTAGTATTACGTCGTCGAATGTTATCAGGTTCATAATTTGATTGTTATTTGATTATCAGAAATTCGATATAATTTTTCTCCGTCAACTATAAACTCGTACTCGTTGTCGGGCGTGAAGCACACCTTATCGTTTGGAAAAATGTGGTTATCGATCAGATATTGGTTTGAATATTTGACGATACCCATAAGTGGCTCGTAAGAAAATGGTTTGTATACGTACGACTCGGTTGTAGGCATCGGCTTAACGAAGCAGTACCTATCGTACGTGTTCCATGTGGAACCTTTTTTATATAAAAAGAATTGGTCGGGTTCTATCAGGAATAGGTCGTCCCTAAAGAAACTTTTTCCGCTCTTCTGCCTACCCCGCATGTCGTTGTAGAACTTGAACACGTTATGGTGCACTAGTAGCGTGTCTCCGATGCTTATCGGCCCCGTGTAACCCAATGGTAACTCTACAACCTCAGCGTACCTATTGGAGAACTTGTGGTCTTCCTCTGACGTGCTGACTATCAGGTCGATTCCTCCTACCTGTTTTGTGTTGTCGTATCGTTTCCCATTCATTGGCTTGACTATAAAGTAGAATGGAGATTTCATTAGTAATCTATATTAAATTCGACTGAGATTGGAATTGTTGAGGTGAACTCCTTCCAAAGCACCACCTCTGATTTTCTATTGATGATGTATATTAAGTAAGACTGTGTATGCGGGTCGCACTTAATTAGGTGAATCTCATGAGTCTCTCCTAGAATAAGTTGTCCGACTATATAGTGCATGGCTCCGTTCTTATAGTCAGGCCCTACCGATATTTTACGGATATCCATGTTAAATAAATTTGATTTTAATAATTATTAATATATTTTAGCTAGAGTAAAGTTTCTTGTAAATATTGAATTTCCTGCATTTGTACTATTCCATTGTGCAGTGATTACAAGTGTATTGTTTATTGTTGTGTCAAATGTTGTGTTATTTACTGTACTTAATACATATCCTTCAAAGTTTATTCCTGAATTTTTAATGTAAGAAAATAATCCACCTGATGAAATTGATG